ACTTCTTCGAGAGCTTCAAGGCCGGGCTGTCGGATGTGCTCGGGCAGCTCGCGCAGCTGACGTTCCGCCTCTTGCTCATCCAGTCGATCACCGCCCTGGGTGGCGGCGGGTTCCTGGCCAGCATCGGAGTGTCTCCTGTCGGTAAGGCTTTCGGGGGCACCGTGCAGGGCGGGCGCGAGGGACGCGTCATGCGGGTTGGAGAGCGCGGGCCGGAGAACGTGTTCGTGGGTCCCGGCCAGCAGGCCAACGTGCAGCCCGTGCAGCAACAGGCCCCGCAGCAGGTCAACGTGATCGCGGTGGCGGACCCCAACGACGTTCCCGCGTTCCTGAACTCTGTCGAGGGTGGGCACACGATCGTGCAGCTCGTCTCGCGCAACCGCAGCCAGATCCGGGCCGCGCTCGGCGTCTAAGGAGAAAGAAGCAATGGCTTGGCAGACTGGCACTTCCACCGACCATCAGGATCTGCTCGCGGACCTGCGAACGTTCCTGCTGGCCAACGGCTACACGAGTGACCGGTACGATCTCGCGGTGAACGACGCGGAAAATGACGAGATGATCGTGCACTCCACGTCGGAGGACTTCTACATCGGGATCCGCACGTTCTTCAACTCGTCGGCCAACGCCTACAACTGGGAGCTGGCGGGCTTCACTGGCTATGCGGCGGGCAACACCTGGGAGAACCAGCCGGGCATCAGCCCGGGGCGATACGATGGCCTGACCACCGCGCTCAAGTACGGGGCTTACGTCCCTGCGTCCAGTGGAACGATCACCTATTGGTTCAGCGCGACCGGCCGCCGGGTCTACGGGGTGCTGAAGATCGGAACGTCGTACCTCAGCTTCTACCTCGGCTTCCTGAATCCCTTCGCGGCGGCCAGCGAGTACCCGTACCCACTGTACATCGCCGGCTGCACGGCCCAGTTCGATCGGCTTCCGAACTCGGGGAACATTGGCCTGTCCGGTCTGGCCGATCCGATCACGATGCTGTCCAACAGCAACAACGGGCCGGCGTTCGTTCGTAGCCCCGCTGGGCTGTGGTTGCCGGTGCGAAACTCGTTCGAGACCACCGTCAACGGGCGCACGCTCATCAGCGGCCGGGGAGTCTGGCCCTGCAACAGTCCCATCATCAACACTACCACCGTCCCGGATGACGCGGACCGACTGTGGATCGAGTCGGTGGCCACGCGCGACTGGACCCAGGTCATTCCCAACAGCGGGAACCCGGGAACCGAAGTGGCCAAGCTGTACAAGAGTGATGACAGCGGCGGGGATCTGGTCAAGAGGTTCCCCCTGACGATTTGGGGGTTCAACGCCAACCCGGAGAGTCAAATCTACGGTGAGCTAGACGGCGTCTTCTGGGTTTCCGCGGCGCCCGGGCAGGTGGACGGGGCGGTCACGTCGGAGGACACGTTGACCGACGGGGCTTCGACGTTCCACGTGTTCGCGCAGGGCAATCGGTCGTCGGACTTCAACCTGCAGGCCATCGAGGAGGTATAGAAATGGCTTTCGAGAGCAGCACCTATACCAACCAGGAAGACCTGATGACCAAGCTCCACACGTTCGCCGTGGCCGGGGGCACGGACGGGACCTGGACGAACGGCGAGCTGGACACGGTGAACGACGAGATGGCCATCTCGAAGGGCACCGTCTTCGTGCAGTTCACGTGGGACAACACGAACCACATCTGGGTCTTCCAGTCCACGGGGTACGACGGCAGTGCTCCTGGATCCAATCCCGGGGACTCTGGCAACGGGGCCGACGGCAACACGAACACTCGTCGGGTGGAGCTGATTGGGAACGGTGGGGGGACCTACTGGTTCTTCTCCAACGCCACTGGCGCTGGGGAGAGCTACATTCACGTGGTGATCGAGTACACTCCCGGCTTCTTCCGGCACTTCGGCTTCGGGGACCTCGTGAAGGTCGGAGATTGGGCCGGAGGAGCATACGCGTACGGCCACACATGGGATCAAGCTGCGGGGGCTATCGATACTCCGAATGACTCCGGTCACTCGGTACTTCTCGATTCGTTGCCCAACGTTACAGCCGAGTGTGCCACGATCCGCATGGAGGGTTTCCAGGGGGAGCCGTCCGCCTCCTCCAAGTGGGGCGTGATCGGAGGAATCACTTCCGCCGGAAACGATTCGGACGGCGTGGGCCGAACCCCGTGCTTCGGGGGCAGCCGTGGGGGTCCGTACGTACGCTCCTTCGGCGGGTTCGTGGCTTCGGCGCTGACCGGGGCGGTTCCTGGGTGCCCGGTTTCGGTGATCTACCAGAACCTCGCGCCGGCTCCCGATCGCTGGTTCTTCATGGGCTACCAGCCCGACGTCCGCGTCGCGAACATCCGGGCGTTCGAGCCCAAGCAGGAGTACGCGTTCGGCAGCGAGACGTGGATCCCGTTCCCGATCGTCCGCAAGGCGTGGGCGTCGAATCCGGACATCGAGCAGTCGGGCAACGGCGGCATCTTCTACAAGAAGAACACGACCTAGCATGGTTGCGCACCCGAGCTGGAACAACACGGCGTACGAGCTGACCGACCAGATGTCGGACGACCAGTTCGAGCCGGGCTACACGGCTGGCGCCTTGGGGGGCACCGGGGCACCCGTGTCTCCGCGCATGGACTACCTTCTGGGCGACTTCCTCGCGGCCGAGGCGCTGGCTGGCCCGAGCACCCCAGTGATTCCGTCCATCTCCAGCGTGAATCACCCGAGCTGCGAGGGCGAGGGCATCGGGGGGCTGTGGTTCGGGCTGATCCACGTGACACCCAGGGAGATCGCCTTGGGCAACATCCTGGGCACCGTTCAGGTGACCATCGACATCTTCAACGCGGACTTCTCGTCGCACGACTATGGGGCGTGGACTAACAATGCCGGCGCGGGGATCAGCCTGAACAATCCGGCTCTTCCCACCACGATTCCGTCCATGAACGGGCTCGTGCTCACGCTGACGGTGACCCCCGACGGGCCACCGTCCGTGGACTCGACGCTGGTCTACGACTTCGATGCGTCCACCATCATCGTGGTCCAGCCGATCAGCCTCACCCGTCTGGTGCCCATCGTGTTCGCCCCGGAGCGCAAGATCCGAGAGGAGCTGGCGTGGCTGACCGACGTCCAGCGCGCCGTGGATGGGACGGAGAAGCGGGTGGCGCTGCGCAAGAACCCCCGGCAGCTCTACGACCTGGGGTTCCTGCGGGAGAACAACGTCGAGCGCCAACGCCTGGAGAACCTCCTGTTCGACTGGCAGGCGCGGCTGTTCGGCCTTCCGGTCTGGACGGACGCCATGTACCTGTCTGCGGCCGTCGGCATCGGGGACTCAACGATCAACGTGGACGACACAAGCTACTCGGATCTCAGGGACTCGGGATTGGCCATCATCTGGACGGACGAGACGGACTACGAGATCCTGAACGTGGACGTGGTCGGCGCCAGCAGCTTCACGCTCACCTCGACCGCGACCAAGGCGTTCCCGGTGGGCACCCTCGTGTTCCCGATGCGGGTGGCCTTCGTGGAGTCCCAGCCGCGGATCCGGCGTTACCCCGTCGGGGCGACCAACTACCGCATTCGGTTCATCGTGACGGACAACGACGCGAACCTCGCGGACGTCTCGGCCTTCAACGCCTTCAACGGCAAGGTGCTGCTGGACGACCCCAACTTCGTCCGCGAGACGGTACCCGAATTCTTCGACCGGCAGGTGCACGTGTTCGATGGAGAGACCGGCATCCTTTCCCAGATCAGCCAATGGGACGTCTCTCGCCGGGGCTCCGCCAAGAGGTTCCGACCCCAGAGTCGGCAGGCCATGTGGCAGATCCGGCAATTGCTGCACGCGCTTCGGGGGCGACAGGTGTCGTTCTACCTGCCTACCTTCGCGGAGGAGTTTACCCTGGACTCGGCCCTCGTAGTGGCGGGGACGACGGCGGACGTTCAGAATGCGGGGTACAGTGACTTCTCGCAGTCTCGGCAGCCCAGGAACATCTTGCGCGTGGTGGAGAAGGACGGCACCAAGACCATCAGGACCATTCTGTCGTCGGCCGAGCTGTCGGACACCATCGAGCACCTAACGGTGGACTCGGGCTGGCCGGCCAACATCGCCGTGGCGGATGTCGACTTCATCGACCTGATCGAGAAGGTGCGGTTGGACACGGACACGGTGGTCATCATCCACGATGATTTCGCCGGACGCGGTACGCTCACGTTTCCAGTGAAGGCGGTGCTCGAATGAGTTACGACGCGGAAGAGACCAGCGTAGAATCGGGGCAGCCCGTTGAGCTGTACGAGATCCGCCTTGGGGTGGACGTGTTCAGGTACGCCAGCGGGGAGGACGACATCGTCGTGTCCGCCAACACTTGGACGGCGATTCCTCTGAAGCGGTCCTCGATCCCGATCAGCCCCGAGGCGCGCACCCAGCCGATCGAAGTGACGATGCCGGCCAGCAACACGTTCGCGCAGAAGTACGTGGCGAGCATCCCGGTCAGTCAGGCTACCCTCCAGATTTTCCGCGTGCACCGCGGGGACCTGACCGACACGGTGCTCCTATTCAAGGGCGTGGTGAAGACCGTGAAGTTCGAGGACTCTGGTCAGCAGGCCACCCTCCTCGTGGTGCCCGTGGAAGGGGCCCTGGCCAAGGCGATGCCCCGGATCGACTTCGGGGCCCAGTGCAGCCACATGCTCTACGACGCGCGCTGCAAGGTGGCTCCCGGGGCGTTTCGATACCAGGGAACGGTGGCCACCGTGTCCGGCAGCACGATCACCGTGACGGGCCTCGACGGCTCGAAGGGCGTCGGCTGGGCCACAGCCGGTGAGGTGGTTCGGGCCAACGGCGATCGGCGCCTGATCATCCGCCACACCGCCACGGACACCCTCCAACTCCTGTTTCCGTTCGAGGACACCCCTCTGGGGGAAACGGTCGACGTCTTTGCCGGCTGCGACCACAGCCTCGCGACGTGCCAGTCGAAGTTCGCCAACGAGTTGAACTTCGGCGGGACCCCCTTCGTGCCCAACAAGAACCCGTTCATCACGGGTCTGGACTAGGAGCCCGACATGCCCTGGTGGTTTACCGCGCTCATCTTTGTCGGATCCTTCATCGCTTCGGAGCTGCTGCGTCCTAAGCCGCAGATCGAGAACGCGCGCCCGAAGGACCTGGGCGAGTTCGACTTTCCCACCGCGACCGAGGGACGCAAGATCCCCCTGGTCTGGGGGACCGTGCAGCTGAAGGGTCCCAACGTCATCTGGTACGGCGACCTGGAGGCGCGGGCGATCAAGGAGAAGATCAAGACCGGGATCTTCTCCAGCGAGACCATCATCAAGGGGTACAACTACCTCGTGGGCATGCAGATGGCCCTGTGCCGGGGTCCCGTCGACGCCATCACTCGCATCTGGATCGGGGACAAGCTCCTGACCGCGAACCGATTCGACGCGGAGGGAGAAGCGCTGGCCCTGGACTTCCCGGACTTCTTCGGCGGCGACGACGTTGGGGGCAACGGCGGGATCGTCGGCACCGTGCGCGCCTACCTGGGCACCGAAACGCAGGCCGCCAACTCCTATCTGTCCGCGTTCCAGTCGCCGCAGCCGGCCTACCGCGGCACGGCGTACGTCGTCTACGAGAAGGGAACCATCGGCAACTCCACTTCCATCAAGCCGTGGAAGTTCGAGGTGGAACGCATCGCCAACCCCCTTGGGCTGACCGGGGGAGACGAGAACATCGCGGGGGGCATGAACCCGGCGAACGTGCTCTACGAGATTCTGACCAACGACGAGTGGGGCCTGAACCTTCCCGGCACGGACATCGACACGGCCAACTTCGTCTCTATCGCCGACACGTTGGCGACGGAGGGCAACGGCTTCAGCTTCGTGCTGGACTCCCAGCGCGACATCGTCGACATCATCCGCGAGGTCGAGAGGCAGATCGACGGGTTCCTCTTCTTCAACCGGTCGACGGCCCTGTGGCAGATCAACCTCGCGCGTGGGGGCTACACGATCGGGTCCTTGCCCCTGGCGGACAACTCGAACGTGCTGGAAATCCGGGACTGGTCGCGCGGGTCCTGGGACGACACCATCAATCAGGTCAACATCGAGTTCAGCTACTTCGACGCGTCCCTGTCGGACTGGAAGACGACGAGCGCTCGCGCCCAGGACATCGCCAACTTCGGGATCCAGGGGGGCCTCTACACGCCGGCCGACGAGAACTTCCCCGGTGTGAAGACGGCGGCGCTCGCGAACCAGATCGCGTGGCGCGAGCTGCGCGGGCGCAGCAGGCCCTTGGCTCACGGGACCCTGGTCGTGAACAGGGACTTCTACGACGTGAACCCGGGAGACGTGCTGCGCCTGACGTACGGCGACGACCTGAACTACACGGACTTGCCCATCCGGGTCAACAAGGTGGACCTCGGCGAACTGGTCTCGGGCAAGATCACGCTGCAGGTCAGCGAGGACGCGTTCAGCTTCGAGGCGGGGTCCTACGGCAACCCGGGCAACTCTGGGTGGGTGCCGCCGGCCGATACCCTGGTGGCGATTCCCACGGACGAGGACATCGTCATGGAGGCCCCGAGGGCCATCGCTCTGCGGGACCCAAGCAACCCCGGGGTGTTCGACCGGATCTACGTGGGCGCGGTGCACCAGGGCGACGGGGCCACGTCCTTCAGGGCGTGGACGCGTCACGCTGCGGGCACGCCTTCGGGGGCCTACACGGAAGACGTGGAGGTGTTCGACTTCATCAAGCTGGGAACGCTGAACGTCACGCTCCCGCAGAACACGGCGAACCCGACGACGCTGGCCACGGAGGACATTCGCGTGGACCCGGTCACGAACATCGACGAGATCCTGGCCGAGGTCCTGGCCTCTGCCTCGGTCGGGGACCTGGGTCAGGACCTCGCGAACCTGTTCCTCATCGAGGACGAGTTCCTGCTGGTGACCAACGTCGTCGATCAGACCACGTACATCGACCTGCAGGTCGCGTATCGTGGAGCCCTCGACTCTGTGGCCAGGGAGCACGCGTCCGGCGCGAACGTGTTCCTGGTCATCGGGAACATCGGGCGCCTCATCTACCCTCGGGGGAACAACGTCGACGTCAAGCTGCGCACGCGCTCCACCCTGGACGAGCTGTCTGAGGGGGGCGCGAACACCATCCAGATCACGCTCGCCGACCGGGGGCGCGCCCCGTACCCGCCGCAGGACCTTAACATCGAGGCCGCGCGCTACCCGGCGGGGCCCATCAGTTTGGACAACACGACGGCCTCGGGCTCGGGGCTCGATCAGGTTGGGTTCGACGTCAGCTGGACTCGGCGCGACTTCGAGACGTACGACGAGGTCGACAACGTCAACGGGATCGTGGGATCCGGGTTCCCGGGCGGCAACAACACGCGCCACCGGGTGAGCGTGGTCGACGTGTCCGGGGCTCCCGCGGCGCTTTTCTCCACGCCGTTCGCGCAGAAAGCCTCGGACGTGGTGACGCGCACCGAGATCCTGGCCCATACGGATGGGGTCGTGCCGACCGACCTGCAGGTGCTGGTCAACACCCGCCACGACTACGACGCCACGATCACCGACGTGGACGCCCTCCAAGACGAGCAGTGGGAGTTCCCGGTCACCTCGGCGGCCCTGTCCGGGCTGGACAACACCGGGGCCCGGGAGCAGAACGTGGTCAGCGCCTCATTCACCGCGGACGTGACGGCCACGTACACCTTCGAGATCGGGACGGACCTCCTGACGTCCGGGGCCCTGGAGGTGGAGCTGAACGACGGGGGTTTCGTGACGGTCATCAGCTCCGGGGGAGGCACCTCCGGGACCATCTCCATCACGGCTGGGGACAAGGTCGAGTGGCGCCACACGCAGGCCGGGAGCGGCACCAGCTACACGCACCTCCGGATCCACCACGGAGGCACGAATGAGGCGTACGGGGTCTTGATCGTCTAGCCGGGGCCGTGCTAGGATGGGGAACGCAAAGGAGGTCCCCCGTGTCGATGGATCGGAGCGAGATCGAGGACATCGTGAAGCTGGCCGTGAAGGCCACGGTACCGGAGTGCGTCAGGTACACCCTGGAGCACTACGGATTCGACGTGCACAATCCGACCGAGGTGCAGCGGGACCTGCAGTTCACCAGAGCCTCCCGGCGCTTCTTCGGGAGCATCGCCACCAAGGTCCTTTCGGTGCTCGTCATCGCTCTGGTCTCCGTCGCCGCGGCCTGGGCAATCGGAGCAGGCAAACTTCCCATCGGAGGCTAAATGCAGTCCATGCGCGACCGGGTCGCGCAGCTTCTCGTCGAGTACGGCGGGAACGTGCGCAAGACTGCCCGTGAATTGGAGATCACTCCCAAGGCGGTACGCTACCATCGCGACCGCCTCCAAGCGGACGGGGAGCTGAACATCAAGCCCCTCGCCGGCGGACGGGTCGAGGACACTGCGGCCCGCAAAGAGCCGCTGCCGCTCAAGGGCGCGGTGCGCCGCCTCATTCTCACCTGCGCCCAGAACAACACGCTCATCCACGAAGGGGTCTGGCGAAGCCTGAAGACCCTGGCCCGGCACTATCGGGCCGACATCTGGGTCTCGACCTTCGCCTACAACAAGAACGCGTACGGGCAACTCGCGGTGAAGAGGGGAACGGCCGGTCACCAGGACGAGTTGTGGTACGCCCCCGAGATCCTGCCCTATGTGGTGGACGAGCGTGTTCAGCTGGCGCCCGGCCTCGTCTGGTGCGGCGAGATGAACATCCAGCCGACCGCGGCCAATCCCCTGTCCAGCCTCGACAACTACACGAGGAGGAAGAGCGGGATCTTCCCGCACGTGAAGGTCGCGCTGCAGTCCGTGCCGTCGTTGGCGAACGAGTCGGCGAAGATGAACTACACGACGGGCACCGTGACGCTGCGCAACTACATTCAGAAGAAGGCCGGGCAGAAGGCCGAGTTTCACCACGTGTACGGGGCGCTGCTCGTTGAGATCGACGACGAGGGGCGCTGGTGGTGCCGTCAGCTGATCGCGGATCGGGAGGGCTGCATCCAGGACCTCGACGTGAGGGTCGCCGGCGACAAGCTCAGGACCGGGTGCCGAGTGGAGGCGATTACCTGGGGCGACTTCCACACGGCGCACCTTGACCCCGGAGTGCGACGGCTCGGCTGGGGCAACTACTGCGAGCATAGGGCGGGTCCGAATACACCTCCGGGATTTTTGGTCGAGGTATCTCGTCCACCTGAAGAAGGCAACATGCTCGACGTGCTCCGACCCAAGGAGCAGCACGTCCACGACCTGCTCGACTTCTACGCGCGGAACCACCACGACCGGAAGGACCCGCACCGGATGTTCCGCCGGCACGTCGAGGGCAAGGACCGCGTTGAGGACGAGGTGGAGGAGGCGGCCCGCGTCCTGATGGAGATCGACCGTCCGTGGTGTCGTACCGTGGTCGTCGACTCGAACCACGACCAAGCGATGAGCCGCTGGCTGCGCGAAAGCGATTACCGCGAGGACCCGTTGAACGCGGTGTTCTTCCTGCGGGCCCAGCTCGCGCAGTACGAGGCGCTGGCCGCCCGCGACGATCGGTTCCATCTCCTGGAGTGGGCGCTGCGCCGCTATGGTGCGCCGGAGCGCGTTCGGTTCCTGCGAGAGGACGAGTCCCACGTCATCTGTGGGGACATCGAGTGTGGGATGCACGGGCACCTGGGCCCGAACGGCGGGAAGGGTTCCCCGCAGGCCCTCGCGCGCATGGGGCGTCGCGCCAACACGGGGCACACGCACAGTGCCGCGATCTTCGAGGGCCTGTACGTCGCCGGCACCAGCTCCAAGCTGCGCTTGGGCTACACCGCCGGGCCGGGCAGCTGGTCCCATTCACACGTGATCACGTACCCGAACGGAAAGCGGGCGATCGTCACAATGTATTCTGGGAAGTGGCGCGCATGATCTGCACGCGATGCGGCGAGGATCGTAGTGGTTATGGTCGGGATGCTGTCTGCAGATCATGCAAGATCGCGGTTAATCGGGAGTCGCGCGAACGTGCAGATCCCGAACGCAAACGGGCGCGAGAATATATGGCGCGCTACCGAAAAGCAAAGCCCGAGAAGCGGCTTCTTTTGAGCGCCCTCTCACGGGCTCGGAAGAGTGGTATCCCCTGCACAATCACTGAGTCTGACATTGTCATCCCGACGCATTGTCCAGTTCTCGGTCTGGAGCTGCAAGCATCACGTCATCGAATGAACGACAACGCTCCGACGCTCGATCGCATTAACAACTCGTGCGGCTACGTCCCTGGAAATGTTGCCGTCATCTCGTGGCGTGCGAACCGTATCAAATGCGATGCGACTCCGGAAGAGCTGCGCCGTATCGCAGATTACGTTACGAGCCTTGATGGCATTGACCCAGCTGGTGGGAAATGGCAAGCGTGATCTACCTCGTCACGCCCGAGCTGTTCGCGCACGGCGTCCAGGCCGGCAAGTTCGTGGACGACACGAAGGGCATCGCCCCGGCGTGGTTCCAGGGCGACCTGGCGCTCGGCTTGCCCCCTGGGCCTATCCACGTCAATCCGAGCGCCCGATGACGGTGGCGCGATGGACGCGCCGACGGCGGTAGGGACTTTCGTCCAAGGGCATCAGCCCGTGGACGCTGTCCGCGATGTCGCCACCCTGGACGACCACGAAGTGATTGCTGATGACCAGGACGCAGGGGCTGTTGTAGGTCTCGGCGTCGCGTTCAAGGGCCCAGCGAGCCAACGTCGGACGCCCGACCCAAGCCACCTCGGACTGTCCCTTCAGGCAATCCCGCGTGACTAGCTGGGCCCACCAGCCGCGCCGCCGCTTTGGGCGATCCTCCAAGCGACCGTAGGCGATGCTCTTGTGCGACAATCCAAAGTGCTTGAGGGCCGCGGTCATCTCCCAGTGGTGCATGCCGGCCAAGTGTTCAGCCGGGCCGGTGAGGTGCTCGATGCGTCGCGCCACGGTCTCCGCGGGTATGCCGGTCAGAGCGGACAACGCCGCGGGACCGCAGAAGGTTTGCCGGAAGCCGGCGCCGGGGTCGTGCGAAGGCTGGTGGAGGCGGCCGGAATCGAACCGGCGTCCGGGATCCCTACGCGGCACCACCCGCTGCGGGTCCGTCGAATCCATTCGCCCCCGTGTCATCGGATCCCCTCCCGGCGCTTGAACCGGTGTCCGGTACGGCGACTGTCACGGCGCCGGCGGCGGTCCGCGGCGGTACGCTGGATGGCTCGGCATCGGGGGCACAGCCCGTGCTTCAGTTGGTTCGAGGGATCCGCGCAGGCAATGCACTCCTTGTCCATGTTTCAGCTCCCTTCCGCGGCCAGGGGGCCCAGCGAGTCGTAGGAGCACGGAACCCCGAAGTGCCGCGCCGTGGCCCGGAACGCCGCGCTCCCGTGGATGTTGATGGCCCGCACGGCTCGCGGGCTCCCGATCGACGTCCTGTCCGAGAAGGACAGGGCCACCTTCTCCGCGTACGCTTCCGGGGTCTCGTCACGCGTCAGCGCGTAGGACTCCGGGTCGCGCCGCACGGCCTGGGTCAGCTTGGTCTGGTACACCTTCCAGAATCTGTTCACGGTGAACCTCCTTCGGGGCTGGCCAGGAGTATAGCACGACCCGTGCCAACGAGAACCATTGCCAATCTTGGCATCTACCTGGGCTCCGGAACACCGACGCGCGCAAAATGCGAACTAGGGGGTTGCATTCCGCGCAGGGGCGGTGCTAGACTCGGCTCTCCAGCCGGGTTCGGGGGCATCCGCCCCGCCCCCGCCCGGCGCAGGCAACCCTAGTCCAGGAGGACCCGGTTGGCTCTGATCCAGCACTTCGACCCGCCCGAGCACGATCCGATCAACGTCTACCTCACCGGTGAGGAGCTGGAGCAGCTCCTGGACTACTGGGTCCCGCGCCTTGGGCTCCAGGCATGGAAGATCAACCTGAAGATCACCAGGGCCCCCGATCTTCCGCAGGACCACATCCAGGGCGCCGCTACGTGGCTGGCTTCTCGGCGCGCTGCTACCGTTCACCTCTTGGATCCCCGGGACCATCGAACCGAGGAACCTCGGTTGTGGTACGACATGGAGACGACCTTGGTGCACGAGTTGCTGCACGTCGTCTTCGCCGAGTGGACGGACCGCAGTAGGAGCGACATCGAGGGTGACGGAACCGTGCACAGCGTGTGCGTGGAGCAACCGATTGACCAGATTTCCGAGGCACTCGTCGCGCTGCGCCGCGCCACCGAGACGAAGAAGAACCGCATGGGGGTCCGGAGTTGAACTACGTTCCCAAGACGCGGCCCTTCGACCACCAGCGCGAGGAGCTGGAGGCACATTGGGGGGACGATGTCCGCGCGCTCTTCTGGGAGATGGGCACCGGGAAGTCGAAGCTCGTGATCGACACGGCGGCCATGCTCCACGCCGAGGACAAGGTCGACGCGCTGCTCGTGGTTGCGCCCAACGGCGTCCACCGCAACTGGATCGACAACGAGCTGCCCGCGCACCTCCCGGACAGGATCCCGGTGCGCGCTCTCTTCTGGGAGTCGAAGCGCGCTGGTACGAAGCGGCACGCCGAAGCGTTCCGGGAGCTGGTGCTGCACGAAGGCTTGGCCGTCCTGACGATGTCCTACGATGCGGTGATCACGCCGCGGGGCAACAAGGCGGCGATGGACTTCCTGATCAAGCGCACGGGGCTCCTGGTGCTCGACGAGTCGACTCGCATCAAGACCCCGGGCGCCGCGCGCACGAAGCGCATCCTGACGCTCGGGAAGTACGCCCCGTTCCGCCGGATCCTGACCGGGACGCCCGTGACCAACGGGCCCTTCGATGTCTACTCGCAGATTCGCTTCCTGGAGCCTAGCTTCTGGCGGGAGCGGCACCTGGACACGTTCGCGACGTTCAAGTCGTACTTCGCCGTCATCGAGAGCCGCGAGAACCACCAGCAGCGGCGCATGTACGACCACGTGGTGGCGTACCGGCGCCTGGACCAGCTGCAGGAGATGCTGAAGGGGATCAGTACCCGCGTGACGAAGGACGACGTGCTGAACCTGCCGCCGAAGCTCTACGGCGAGCGGCTCTTCGAGCCCACCCCCGAGCAGGCCCGGATCTACGAGCAGCTGCGCGATGAGTACATCGTGTGGCTCGACTCCGGGGAGCCGGTCACCGCGGACATGGCGATCACGCGCCTCCTGCGGCTTCAGCAGATCCTGTGCGGGTACCTGCCCTCGGACGACTTCCAGGATCCGGAGCCCGCCGGCCGCGGGCCGTGGGGCACGTCACCGTGCGACCTGAAGGAGGGGAACCCGCGGCTCGGGGCTCTGATGGAGGTCATCGAGGAGATGCCGGCGCAGCGCAAGGGTATCATCTGGGCCCGGTTCCGGCGGGACATCGACATCATCATGGACGCCCTGACGCAGTCCGGGGAGCGGGCCGTGCGGTACGACGGCAAGGTGGAATCCGATGCCCGGGCCGAGGCGATCCGGCATTTCCAGGAGGGCGACGCGCGGTTCTTCGTGGCGAACCCCGCGGCAGGCGGAACGGGGCTGACCCTGACCGCGGCCACCACGGTGATCTACTACTCCAACGACTTCAACCTGGAGAATCGCCTGCAGTCCGAGGACCGGGCTCACCGAATCGGGCAGGAGCACCCCGTCCAGTACATCGACATCGTCGCCCCCGGGACCGTGGACCGGCACATCGTCCGAGCCCTGCGGACCAAGATGAACGTCGCTTCCCAGATCACCGGGGACCAGCTCCGGGAGTGGCTCCGATGAACGTTGAAGAGCAGATCGACTTTCTGCCCCTGCGCAATTACTTCCCGCCCGAGCTGGTGGGGATCCCGTGCGGGCTCCCTCAGCCGATGCCCGGGGAGGTAGGTAGGTACAGAGGGCAACCGGTGGTGGAGTTGACAACCCCCTCGCGACCGTGATAGGGTTGTATTCACACGCGAACCAGGAGGTCCACGTGAAGGAGTTCGACTTCGGTGCCGACGCCCCCCGCGTCGACACGTCCCGCCTCGGGGAGCTGTCCGAGCTGATCACCGAGATGCAGGCCCGCGAGGAGCGTGTGCTGCAGATCGAGGAGGAGCTGAAGACAGCCAAGGCGGAGCTGGCGGAGGTCCAGGAGCAGCGCGGTCCGGAGCTGATGGACGAGCTGCGGACCAAGGACTTCACGACGGCCGGCGGTCTTCGGGTCCAGGTCAAGGAAGAGCTGAAGCACAGCCTGGGGAACGATCCCGCCAACAAGGCGCGCGCCCTCCAGATCATGCGGCAGTTGAAGCAGGGCGGCTCCATCCGGAACGTCGTGATGGTCGAGTTTTCCCTGCAGGAGGACGCCAAGGCCGACGAGCTGGTGACGGAGCTGCGCGCACGGGGACTCCTGGTCTCTCGCGACGAGATGATCCACTCTTCCACCCTCAAGTCGATCCTGAAGCAGCTGCTCAAGCGGGGAGTCCAGATCCCGGAGCTGAAGGAAACGTTCGGGGCCTACTGGCGCCGGCAATTGAAGGTCACGCGCAAGGGTTAGCGGGACCCCGCGCGGGGCTACATCAACCATCCCGCTGGAGAAGGAAGAATCGAATGGCGAAGAACGGAAAGGCCGTCGCGACGAAGGGGACCACCGCCGTCGCGCTCGGTGTCAATTTCGGAACGGACGCCGGCGCCGGGACCAAGGGCCTCGGCGAGGACCGCGTCATCCCGATCATGGGGCTCCTCGCGACGAACAGCCCGCAGGTCCAGAAGGGTCACCAGAAGTACATCGCCGGCGCCGAGCCCGGCATGGCCCTGAACAAGGGCACGCGGCGCGTGTACGAGCTGCGCGAGGGAGACGGGATCACCATCGTGCCGATCGAGCGGCAGAAGTGGTTCGTGAAGTACCGCAACCGGGACAACGGCGGCGGCTTCCGCGGGCGCTTCGCCCCGACGGATCCGACGATCCTGAAGCTCACGGGCGGCAAGAAGGTCTTCGGCAAGATCCTCGACCCGTCGGAACCCGAGAACGAGATCATCGAGACGAACTACGTGCCGGCGCTCGTGCTGGACAAGCCGGGCGGCAGCGTGATCGACGTCGTCGTGTTCCCGTTCAAGAGCAAGCAGCTCGGGCCGTGGTCCGAGTGGGCGACCCTGGTCGAGTCGACGCTGGTGTCGGTGGCCGGGGCCGAGATGCCGCTGTCCGAGGCGGCGCCGCTGTTCGCGCACCAGATCCGCCTGACGTCGCGCTTCGAGTCGAGCGCCAAGGGCGACTTCTGGAACTACGTCCTGACGCCGGCCGTGACCGACGAGGACGGGAACCCCAACGTGGTCGCCTCCCTGATCACCGACCAGGAGCACCCGGCCTACAAGATGGGCCGCAAGATCCTGGCCGAGTTCAGTGCCGGCGAGCGCGAGATCGGCGAGCACGAGAACGACGACGACGAGGCTCCCACCGGAAAGTCCGTCTTCGAGAAGTAGTCGCAGCGGGAAGGGCAAGGGGGTGCTGCAGCGGCCCGACGGAGACTAGATCCTGGACGCCAGCACCTACCTTCCAAAGGGCCGGGGGTTCATCTTCGATGGCCCCCGGTCCACCAGCCCCCTAAGGAGAACGACGTTGGACACGAGCAAGATTCCCATGTCTGCCGAGACGAACACCATTGTGCAGGACGTGCTCGACTCAGTCGAGGCTCGCACCGGCAAACGACCGGGACAGGTGTACAACAAGCTGTGGAGCATGGTCAACGCCATCCTCAACGGAGAGGCCGTCGACGGACCGGGCTACGTGCTCATGGATGTCCGTCGTGAGCGCAATCGGCAGGACAAGAAGTGGGGACCCCAGAACTACGAAGACTTCTCCAGCCGGCAGTTCGACGCGCGCACGGTCGTACCGGGCGCGACGTGGATCAAGAACTTGGTCGCGCTCTGCGCGGAGGCCGGCGACCTCACGTGGGCCGCGGTCCTGCTGGAGGAAGTCGCCGAGGCATTCGAGGCCAAGGACGATCGGGATCTGCGCGCGGAGCTGGTGCAGGTGGCGGCCGTGGCCGTCGCGTGGATCGAGGCAATCGACGGGAGGAGATCCACGTGAACTGGTCCCCGCAGCAGGACGCGGCGCTCGCGGCGATCAAGGCGTGGTTCGACGGCGGCGGGCAGCAGCCGTTCTACCTCGCCGGCTACGCGGGCACCGGGAAGACGACGCTGGCGAAGGAGGTCTTGAACCTCTGCACGCCCAACGCCCTCTTCGCGGCGTTCACCGGCAAGGCGGCCCTGGTGCTCGCGCAGAAGGGGTGCCCGGGCGCCAGCACGATTCACTCCCTGATCTACCTGCCCAAGGGCAAGAGCCGCGCGCGGCTGGAGCAGCTGGAGCAGGCGGTGAAGACCGAGCGCGATCCCAACACCCGGGCGAAGCTCCTCCACGCGATCGAGTGGGAGCGTGCCAACCTGCAGCGGCCGTCGTTCGCTCTGCGGGAGGAGAGCCCCGTCCGCGACGCGGACCTTGTCGTGATCGACGAGGTGTCCATGCTGGACGCGCGCATCGGCGCAGACCTGGAGAGCTTCGGAACGCCGATCCTCGTCCTGGGGGACCCGGCCCAGCTGCCGCCCGTGGCCGGCGGCGGCTACTTCACCGAACGGAAGCCGGACGTCATGTTGACCGAGATCCACCGGCAGGCCGCCGACAACCCCATCATCCGCCTCGCGACTGACGTGCGCCAGGGGCGCGGCCTGCACCCGGGAGCGTACGGCGAGAGCCGCGTCATCACGAAGGCGGACGAGGGCGAGACGCTGGCGCAGGCCGCGGGCGCGGACCAGATGCTGTGCGGCCTGAACAAGACGCGCCGCGCGATCAACAACTGGGTGCGGGAGGGTGCCGGGTGCAGGTCGCCGTATCCCGAGGAGGGCGACAAGCTCGTGTGCCTCCGCAACGACCGGGACACGGGACTCCTCAACGGGAGCCTGTGGCGGGTGCTGGCGTCGGCCGCCGACGGGGAGACGGTCGGCCTCTCCATCACCGACGACGCGGGCGTGGAGATGACGGTCGAGGCGTGGGCCGGCACCTTCGACGAGAAGAGCCCCATCCCCGACAGCTACTGGGAGCGGTGCAACGCCCAGGAGTTCGACTACGGTTACGCCCTGACGTGCCACAAGGCGCAGGGCTCGCAGTGGCCCAACGTGTTCGTGTACGACGAATCCAGACGGTTCCGGTCCGGCGACCCGCGGCGCTGGACGTACACCGCAATCACCCGCGCCGCGGAGAAGGTGACGGTGGTGCTTTGATCAAGAAGCTCTGGAACCGCGTCGGCTGGCCGCGGCGCCTGTACGACGAGAAGACGAACAGCGAGGTGTGGATGCTGTGGATGGGGCGGTGGGCCACCGGTTGGGGCCGCCCCTTCGAGGGGAAGGACAGGACCGTGAACCGGCTGGTGCTCCTGGGTCGCCCCTACCTGAAGTCGTTCGGCCGGTGGGAGCGCCTGCGTCCCGGGCGCCCGACCAGCTTCCAGATCGCCGGCAGCATCTTCAGTCGCGTTCGCTCCGCGGGGGAGGTCCTGGACTTCCTCCTGGGCGACCGCGAGGCTCCGCGCGGCTGGAGTCGTCAGCGGCTCTCGAAGCAGCAGCGCATCCTCCTCACCCGGGTGCGCTCGGAGCTGGTCGGGGTGCACACGGACGCCGAGTACCTGATCCCGGAGGAGAAGCCGAATGGAAAGCCATGAGCTGGTGCGTACCCTGGGCGGCGTGCGCTGCACGCGGTGCAACGGCCTCTTCCCGGGCGTGGAGACCGCGGACCGTAAGCCGTGCCCCGAGAGCTTCGACGCGGCGGCCGCGGTGCTCAAGGCCACGCGCCTGCGGGAGGCCAGTTCGGTCGAGCGTTGCCACGGTACCCCGCACCACGGCAGCTACTCCGTGGGGTGGCACAGCTACAACGCGGCGCTCCTGCTTCTGATCCTGCATCCGACCCTCCAGCACGAGCTGGAGCAGTCGCCGGCCGGGAAGCTGCTGCTCGCGGTGCTCTTCCACGACACGCACGAGCGGTGGCTTGGGGACCTGTACGGGCCCGCGAAGTGGAAGTACCCCGAGCTGGGGGAGGCCCACGAACGCGCCGCGGAGGACGTGAACCGGAAGCTGGGGCTTGACTTCCTGAACGACCTGGACGCAGAGTCCACGGCCTGGGTCAAGGCGGTGGACCGGATCGAGCTGCGGCAGTGGGCCCTGGACCAGCTCGCCGGGGGCAACCAGCACGCTTCCGCGATCGAGCGCCGCGGTGCCGAGGAGCTGGGTCGCATGGCCCTGCCCCCGCGCGCGGCGGACTTCCTGGACGCGCTGTCCTGGGTGCGCACGGACGAGCACCTGGAGGACAAGTGATGTCTATCTGCCGTTGCGGCCACGACGGAACTACGCACGCAACCTGGGAGCGCCTCAGTCAGTGCCTCGTACTGGGGTGCTCTTGCCTGGACTTCGTACCTCGTGACAGCAATCCTGTTGCCCCGGAGCCGCCGCCCGTGAACCGCGACGACGAGCCAGACGTCGCGGACCTCGTGATCGCGGACATCGCGGAGAAGAAGCGCATGGGCATCGCCAAGTACGGCGTGCCCCTGCGCGCGCGCAACGGCCGCGACGGGCTGGTCGACTTGTACCAGGAGCTGTTGGACGCGGTGCAGTACGTGCGGCAGGTCCTGCGCGAGCGCGAGGAGCCGTCCGAGCCGCTGCGCACGTTGAGTGTGCGTAAGAACCCCACGGGCTCATTCTCACCTACCACGGTGTTCAACGTCACGCGCCACGTCATGCAGGCACTCACGCAGCTGCGCGACGCGGGGCTGATCACCTTCGAGGACGTGGAACCGTGATCAAGCGCCCCCTCGTCGAGCCGTCGTCCACGTGGACGCCCACGCCGGTGTCGGAGCTGCCGGCGTGGCCTGTGCACGGACGCGTGTCCGTGGACGTCGAGACCCGAGAGCCGTCGGACTTCGGGAAGAACGGCACCGGACTGCGCCGCACGGACGACGCGTACGTGGTCGGCGTGTCGTTCGCCATCGAGGACGGGGGAGCCTACTACCTACCGATCGCCCACGAGGGCGGCGGGAACCTGGACCCGAAGCACGTGTGGCGCTACCTGCAAGATCAAGCGGATCGGTTCCAGGGTACGATCGTCGGGGCCAACCTGCAGTACGACCTCGACTGGCTCGCGGCGAACGACGTCGTGTTCGCCGCGGCGAAGTGGTTCAAGGACGTGCAGGTGGCGGACCCCGTGATCTACGAGCTGCACCACTCCTACACCTTGGAGGCCGTCTTGGGCCGCTGGGGGGTACCCGGCAAGGACGAGTCCCACCTGCGCGAAGCGGCCAGGGCCTGGGGCTTCTCCGCGTCCGTGAAGGGGAACCTCTGGCGGCTACCTGCTTCCCACGTCGGGGCCTACGCGGAGCAGGACGCCGTGGGCCCCCTCCTCGCGCTCCGCCGACAGGAGCGGGAGATCGAGGAGAAGGAACTGTGGAGCGTGTGGGAGATGGAGTGCAGGGTCCTCCCGATCCTCCTCGGGATGCGGCAGAAGGGCGTCCTGATCGACCAGGACCAGTTGGCCCACGTGGAGGCGTGGTCCCTGGCCGAGGCGCGCAAGGAGCTGGAGGTCGTCCGCTACCACACGGGGCGGCGGATCGACCCCGACGAGCTGGGAGACAAGGGGGCCCTCCTGCCCGCGCTGGAGGAGGCCGGCTTCTCCCGCTCCAGGTTCTCCCTGACCGCGGGCGGCGCGAAGCGGCTGGCGGCCGGGCTCGAACTCCGGCCCGTCGACTACGAGGTCACCGCCGAGGCGCTGCGGCTCATCGACCACCCGGTGGCCGACGCGATCCTCGCGGCCAAGAAGGCCGACAAGCTGCGCCGCACGTTCTGCGCGTCTATCCGCCGCTTCCTGGGCGCGGACGGCCGTGTGCACGCGACGTTCAACCAGCTCAAGCGCCAGGACGACGGGAGCGACCTGGACGGCACGATCACGGGGCGCTTGTCCTTGAAGGCCCCCAACCTGCACCAGCAGCCGCGCCGTGGGGAGATCGGGGCCATGTGGCGCCGCATCTACGTCCCGGAGCCCGGCGCCTTGTGGGGGAAGCTCGACTACTCGTCGCAGGAGCCCCGGATCATGGTGCACGCGGGCGTGGCCCAGGGGCTGAGGGGCGCCGCGGAGTTCGCGCGCCGCTACCGCGAGGAGCCGGACACGACGGACTTCCACGACATGGTCACGGCCCTGGCGCGCGCCGGAGGGGCGGACGTCACCCGGGATCAGTGCAAGATCGCGGGCCTCGCGCGCGCCTACGGTGCGGGCCTCGGGAAGCTGGCGATGCAGCTCGGGCTCCCGTACGCGGAGGAGACCCAGGCGGACGGGCGCGTGTTCCTAGTGCCGGTGGGGCTTGCGACGGAGGGCATCGTCAACGCCATCGACGCCGCGGTGCCGTTCCTGTCGGAGCTGCAGCGGCTCGCGAAGGCCGTCGCCGCGCGCAAGGGCTACATCACCACGGCCGGCGGTCGGCGCCTGCACTTCCCGAGCAAGGGCGCAGGCAACGGCTACGACTTCCTGCACAAGGCGTTCAACAAGTACGTGCAGGGCACGGCCGCTGACCAGACCAAGCTCGCGATGATCGCGGCGGTCGACGCGGGTTACGACATCCGGCTCCAGGTGCACGACGAGCTGGACGGCAACTTTGAGTCGCCGGAAGCTGCCTCGTTCTGCGCGCGGCTCATGGAGACGTGCCTGGAGCTGCAGTGCGTGTCCCGCG